TATTTCTTTTGAATTAAATTTATCATCTAAAATAATATAGTTTTTAATTTTTATCCCCTCCTCATTTCTTTATTTAACCTTTTTATTGTATATTTATATTGTTCTTCCTTTAATTCTTTATCTCCAACCTGAACAATTATACTTATACCATCTCCCAATTTAGAGATTGTATCTTTTAAGTCTTTTAATATAGAATTATCAAACTTTCCTATATTTCCTTCTAATTTTTTAGCACTATTTTTAAGATTATATATTTCTTGAATATTTCTACTTTTAGGTGTATTTGCTGTAAATAATTGTGCATCAACAGGAATAGAATCAACTTCACTCTGTAACCTATCAATTCTTAAGCTCCTTGGAAGATTATCATCAACTTGAACATCAATAGATCTAAATGGATTTAATTTAGATAATAATCCACCTATGCCATTTGCAACTTTTCCTATTATACCAAATAATGAATCAAGAGTATTTATTACAGCTCTTATAGGACTTAAAACAACATTCATTGCGGTAGTAATTGCATTCTTTATAGTATTAAATGCAGGTGTAACTGCATTAGCTACTGCTCTTACAATATTCATAAATGAATCAAAAACTGGTTTTAAGACTCCATTATATACACTTCGTATACTATTAACTATAGTTGTAAATAACTCGGATATATTCCTAAATATAGGTTGAACCACTGACCAGACTTGTCTTACAATAGACATAAAAAAGGTGAATACTGGTTTACCTATACCATTCCAAACTGAACTAATTGTATTAAATACCATAGTAAATACTTGAAGTAAAGCTGATAATATAGGTGCAGCCATCCTTACACATTCTGCAATTATTTCACCTATTAACTTAAAAAGAGGTTGAATTACAGTATTATATATAGATTTACAAGTATCCCATAGTCCCTGGAATGAAGCTTTAAAATCTTCAAAATAAGGTTTAACAGTTTCAATTAAACTATTAGTAGCAGATTTGATTTCTTCCCAGTTAGACTTTATAGACATAGCTAAGACAACTACCACGCCTATTACTGCACCTATTACACCTATTATTGGTAGAATAGTACCAGTAAATAAAGCCATAGCTCCTCCCGCCGCCGTAACCGCTGTACTTATGGCACCAAATGAAATAACTAACATACCAATAAATACAATTAAAGGGCCAAGTATTGCTAATATTCCTCCAACTACTCCCATTAGAATAAATAATGCTGTTGCTAGTTTTGGGTTTTCTTCTATCCATGATTTTATACTATTTACAACCTCTTGTATTTTAGGAACCATTTCATTTATTAAAGGTAGTATAGCCTCTCCTATTGGCATTATAATTCCTGTTTCAAAATTCCTTTTCAATGTCTCAAGTGCACTACCTAAATCATCATATTTTATTTCATTCATTTGATCTGCTGTATCTATGGTTGCATTGAAGTTATCTCCAATATCACCTAAAATACTAATAACATTTGGCCCTAAATCTTCCCACATAGTTCCAAAAAGAGCTGTTCCAACAAGATTTTGTTCTTGTTTGTTGGACATACTGGCAATTTTATCAATTATTTCACTGTATGTTTTCTTTGCTCCTTCTCCACCTTCACTCATGGTTAAAGCTACTTTTTCTGAATCCATTCCTAATTTTTCTAAAGCTTCTGAAGTTCCTTTTGAACCATCAGTTAATCTTATATTAAATTCTTTTACTGCATCTCCAATCTTATCTAAGTTCCATGCGCCAGTTTCACTACCGTCGTATAGAATATTAAACATATCTTCAGCTGTTAATCCTGCTTTTTTAAACTGAACTGAGTACTCATTTACAGTATCTAAAAGTTCACCTGAAAAATCTAATCCTTGTTGTGCTCCTTGAGATAATAAGTTAAAGGCTTCTTCTGAACTAATGCCAAAGTTATTCATTAAAGCATCTACACTTCTTACACTCTCATTAATATCATATCCAAAGACATCTCTCATTAAGAATGCCTTTTCAGTTGCACCCTGTAGCTCATCCCCAGTTAAATTTAAATATTTATTAACTGATCCTACAGCACTTGCTACATCATCGAAACTTTCACCAAAATTATTATTATAAATATTTTTGATTATAGGTTCCATTTCTTTCATCTGTTCTTTAGTTAATCCTACATTAGCTTGAAGACCATTAAGAGACTTTTTAAACTCATTAGCTGAATTTACTCCTTTTGAAAATGCACCTACTATGCTTTCTCCAGTTTCACCTATCTTTTCACCTACCATCATAACGCCTTCACCTATTTGGGCCATATTTTCTCCAAATTCGGTTATTTCAGCACTAGATTGGTTTAAACTATCTGCAAAATCATCTACTTCTTTTCCAGCATCTTTAAGTTCATTTTGCATGCTATTTAATCTAGCTTCTGTAAGTTTAATTTCAGCCTGTGTTGAATTTAAAGCCATTTCAAGTTGATCATATTCACTTTTATTTTTACTAATAGCATTCTCAACTTGTGTAAACTCTGTTTTTAATGATTTTAGCTTACTTTCAAGTTCTTTTGCTTCACTTGAATTTTTACCTGCTGCGTTAGCTACCTGATTATACTCTGCTTCTAAAGTATTAATTTCATTTTTTAATTTTGAACTAGAGCTTATAAGTTCTTCATTTGAAGAATCTAACTCCTTAAGCCTTTTCTTTATAGCATCTAGTTTATTTTCTTGAGCTTCATACACTTTATTTAAAGCTTTAATTTCATTAGCTAAACCTTCAGTTTTATCTTCCATATATTGAGTAGTCTGTGCAGTTGTTTTAAAGTTCTTCTGAGCATTCCTTAAATCCTTATTTAAGTCTTTCATCTCATTTTTAAACTGTTTAGCCTGCATTCCAACTGTAACAACTAGTTGTTCACTAATAACACCACCCCCTAATCATCAAGACAAATTAATTCTATAGTCTTAATATTATCGTTAGTATTAATTTTCTTATCTGTCTTGCTTGATGCTTTATTGATATTTATATGAACATCAGCTAAAGCAATTATTTTAGCTGGTGTACTATTCCAAAAATCTTCTTCACTCATATTTAAAATAGTTACTGCTAAGTAGTAACACCAACTTAAATCAAGTTCTATTTCTTTTTGTTGAATTTTTTTTTATTATTTCCTTTTGGCATAGCTCCAACTAAAACCTTTGTTAATTTCTCACCAAGTTCTGCTACAACAGCAATAGGATTATATCCTTCTAATTCTTTTCCTATTGGTTCACCATTAGGATCTTTTCTTAAACAACTAGCTATTAAGAAAAATAAGGTTATTTCATCAATATTTCCATCTTTCATTTGATTAATTCCAGATAAAATTGATTTACCTGTTAACTCTTTAAATTCATTAATAGCTTTCATATCACAAACCATATACATATCTTTATTATCAAATTTAACTTTCTCAACTTTTACTCTTAAACTCAAAATTAATCTCCTTTCATAAAAAAGCTAGGATTAATTAAATCCTAGCTTCAAAATTTCTACACTTGAACTGTTTTAAAGAAGTTTGTAATTATTTCACTTGCTCCACTTGCTTCATCATCTGAACTTATTTCCATATCAACATCTCCAGTTGTTGATAAAGGAACAGCTACACCTTTTAAAATAAAATTAGAACTTTCAACACCATCTTCAATTGTTTTGGCTTCTGATTCTTCTATAGCAAATGTACATTTATAAAGTACTCTATAATCACTCTCTCCATCAGACCTTGGCATTTCATATAATATTGCTACTATAGGTTGATTTGATGTTGTCCCTTTATAAGTTTTACCAGTTGAATCATCATATCTTATACCTGTTAAATCTGCTTTTAATTTATTAGTAATATAACCTACTTCAATTTCTATTTCAGATTTAACTAATTTTTTCCCTGATTCTTCTACAGTATCTTCACTGTAAAATGTATACTCACCATATTCATCTGATGTTTTTATATTTATACATTTTGGTATCTTTGTAACAGCTCCATATTGAGGCCTTTCTGAATCATCAGCTGTTAATTTAGCATAATGTAGATTCTTAAATCCAATTCTTCTCATTGATTATCTCCTCTTCATCTATTAAAATTTTAAACTCTAAAGGTTGATTAAACACATTTAAAGTATCGTCAAATTTAGCTCCTATTTTAGGGAGTTGAATAAACCTATTTATCCTCATTAAATCTTCTATCTTTTTTACTAATTCAAATACTTGATTTTTATCTACATAAACATTTAATAAAAGCTCATATTCACTTAATTTACTTTCAGTATTTCCATAGTACTTAGGAGATTCAATGAAATTAAAAACAACTAAAGGAAAAGTTGTTTTATTTCCTCTAGTTGCATATAAGACTGGTATATTTAATTCTTTTAAAGCTTTAATTATTTTTTTATTTATCATAGCTTTAATTCCTTTAACAATCCATCTTTTATCATTTCTTTTACCTTTTTTTCAGCCTTTTTAGATGCTTTTTTCATCCACATATAATTAACATCTACTCTTCCAACATTACTATTTTCCCCATTAACTTTCCATTCAAAGCCATAATTTTGATAATAAAGCCCTTTAGTTTCTTCCCAATTTTCTTTATTTATACCTACATCAATAAATAAATAGCCATCACCATTCCTATTTTCTAAAATGCTTAAATATTTATAGCTTTTTGGTTTATCTTTAGGTGCTTCCTTTTTTTCAATGTTCAATGTTTCTTCAGCAGCATCATTTATTATTTTTTTCTTTATTTTATCTGGTTTATCAGCCAATTTTTCAAAATCATTTAATAATTTATCTAATCCTTTAACAGTAAAATTAGCCATTTAACTTAACTCCAGTTACTAATATAAAACCATTTCCTAAATCAATAGGCTCAGTTTTAACATCATATATACCATTATTAAATATAATTCTATCTTTATATGTGATATCACACTCTCTAATGATAAAATCATTACATTGTAAACTTGTTATTCCTTGCTCATGTAAAAATTCCATCTTTTTATAACTACTATTTTTAACATTAGCAAATTTCTCATACAAATCCACCCATTCATCTAATTCAATCCCATTATCATTTATAGAATTATTTAACCTTTGGATAATGATTTTTTTATTAAGACTACCTATATTAATTTTTCTCATAGATTATTCCTCGCATGCATATCTAAAATAGTAGTTAACGCAAAATTAATCTTATCTGTTTCAACTAAGGCACTCCTATTAGAATACATCTGCTCAATTAAAAGAAGTGCTGCAAATTTTAACTCTTCAATTTTATCAGCTTCATCTTTTTTTAATCCTGTATAACTAATAATATAACTTTTAGCACCTTTTATAATTGTATCTATAAGTAAATCATCATCTGGAAAATCAACTTTTAAATATTGTTTAACAAATTCAATATTTAAATCTTTCATTTATTTCACCTCATAAAAAAGAGAGTTAATAAGAAACTCTCTTTTATTCACCTGGATTGAATATTCCAGCTACAACATCAGGATTTTTTGTTTTTCCATCCATATAAATATCTGAGCCATATCCTATTAGTCCAGCTCTTTTATAAGCTGAATCATCATAAGTATTTATAACAACTTGTTTTTGTGTATTTGTATGGTATGCACTCTTATTAGCTAATATTATTACACAATTTTCACTAGAAGTTTCTAAATTAGCTAATGCATCGGAACATTCAACCGGTAAACCTAATAATGTATAATCAGAATCTTTAGTTAAATCTGGTTGTAATAATGGTCTACCATTTGTATCTTTTAATAAATCAATTGCTAATAAAGTATCAGCATGCATAAACCATTTAGCATTTTTTAATCCTGATTTTTTTATTTTAGCTTTACATTTCTTTAAATCATCAACTCCGATAACACCTCTACTCCCTAAAGTATGTTTTTTAGTTATACCAGAAATAATTCCAGTAGGTTCATTTGATCCAGTACCTTTAAATATTGCAGTTTCAATTGCATCTATCATACTGTCAGCTATATCTTCTTTTAAAAATGCAGTTAAATTAACTTCTTCTGAGTTTAACATTTGTTGAGTTATTGCACTTTCTCTATATAATCTATGCTGTTCTAAAACAATACTCTCTAAAGTTGGAGTAGTAGATTTTTGAGTTGAATCTGGAACCTTTCCTTCTGCTACCCAAGATGCTTTACCATCAGCACTTTTCTTTAATATCTTATACTTTCCTTTCACATTAGTAGCATCAAAGAAAGAGTATACTGCTGATCTATCTTTTAAAACCTTAATTATATCCTTAGATAAAGTTTCACCAACGACTAATCCACCTTTATTATTTGTTCCAGCATTTAATGCAGTTCTTAATTCCTCTTCTTGAATTTCCTCTAAAGTTCTTTCTTCTTTTTTTTCTTTATCTTTTCCCTCTTTACTCTTTCTATTAACTAAAGTTCTTGCTTCTTCTTTTATCTTTAAAGTCTCATCTATTTCTTCGATTTCTTTCTTTAAATCATTGTACTTTTTAACTTCCTCTGTACTTAATGCTCTTGTTTCTTCATCAGCTTTATTAACTATAGCTTCCATATCAGCTATTAGATCATTTCTTCTTTCCTCTAATCCCTTTTCAACTATAGTTCTTAACTCAAGTCTTCTTTTTATCATACTTATTAAGCCTCCTATTTTCTTTTTAAACTTTTAATTTCTTCTTTGTATTTAGAGTTATCAACTTTATTAGTATTATCTGCTATTTTAACAACTGAATCTAATGCCCTTGTTTCAGTTAACACCTCTTCATTTGCCCTAGTCTCTATTGAAGTAGCACTATAAGCAGGAACCTTTGTATTATCAACAATAGATACTTCTGTTAACTCTAAATCTTCAACGTATCTACGCTGAACACCTTCCTCGATGTCTTCCCATCTGTCTTTTACTGAGTAAAATCCAAATGACCACCCTCTTAGTTCATTCCTTTTAGCTTTTTCAATAACTTCTGCATCAGTTATTGTAGCTATAGCTCTTAATCCAATGTTATCCTCAAAAAGCTCTAAATTTCCTTCTGTAGTACTTCCTAACTTTCTATTTTTATCATGATTAAGAAGAATATCTACATTTTCTGCTTTTTCTAATGCTCTTTGAAAGGCTTTAGGTACTATTTGTTCTCTAAAACTGCCTTTTACATCTGGAATAAGCCTACTATCTCTAGCAACTGCATTAACATAACCGTCTATGATAATGCTATTGTTCCTTATTTCCACTCTCATTTAATTCACCCCCTTTCAAATCATCTGATTTATGAGTTTGACCAGTATTTGGTGTGAAAATAGTTTTGTTTTTAACGTCATATAAAACCTCACCTAAATTCATTCTCAAATAATTAAAGTCAGCTATTTCAGGTAAATCCTCAAAATATCTGACTTCATTTGTCAATATAAACCCATTTTTAAGCCCAATTTCATAAGCTCTATATCTTTTTTCTATATCTCCTTTACTTAAATCTTTAGTATTAACTGCAAAAAATAATTTTCCCTTTTCTTTTTCAAGTATAAGACTTTTATTTAAAGCAGCTTCAAGATTTATTATTATAGGATTTATAGATCCATCTATAAATTGCCTTTTAACTTCATCACTTGGACCATCAAATAAATTTGGAGGTATATTAAGCAATTTATATCCTTCTTGTGAGTTTAATTTTTTATTTTCTATTAATTGCATTTCTACTGATGTTTGCTGTAATTCCTTATAGTCTAAGCCATCATTTAAAATTACACATGTTTCCTTTGAATGCTTTCCATAAAGCTTATTCCAACTTTCTTTAAGCTTATCTAAAGCTTCTTGAGATAATTTTTTCATGCTTTTAATAACACCCTTTTTAATTCCACCAGTTTTAACTTGTGAATTTTCAAATTCTAAAGCATTATACATTGTAGAAAGTATCAAATTACTTTCTTGTATTATTCCAATACCTTCAGAACCATTTTTACTCTTTCTATTTAGTGTTATAAACTCATAATGCTTATACTCTTCACCAGCTACAACAATAACATTATCTTTAAAAATAGGATCTTGTCCTTCATTAACAGATACATCATTAGCTTTTACATAGTGCAATGAAGCCACATTATTCCCCTTCTTGTTGATATAAACATATCCGTTCCCATCGAGTAAGTAATCCTCTACCATGGCTTTTTTCATTTCAAAACCAGTTAAAATATCTCCAGTCTCATCATTTAAAAGCTTAGTTCTAATATCATCTTTTACCTCTTCAATATTTCCACCTTCATCTTTATATAATTTAATTTCTAAACTAGCAATAATATCACTTATTAAATTAACTCCAGATGAAATAGAAGGTATCTTTAAAGCTTCACTTCTTCCAATTACAGTATCACTAGATGAACCTTGCAAAAATAAATCTTTAGCTAAATCCTCTTCTTTAACAACTTCCTTGTTTCTTCTAAAGAATCTCAAGTTCTCACCTCCTCTCTAGGTAGTTTGAACTGCCCAATCATCTTCTGCTAACATTTCATTCTCTTGTAGCAAATAAGCTGCATCAATTATACTCATTACCATATCTATTTTTCCTATAGATTTTTTCTTATTAAGATACTTATTTAAATTTGTATCTTTAGTTTCTCTGCAATTTACAAAGTTAATTTTCAATAAATCATTTTCCTTATACTTAAATTTTTTTCTAAGTATATACTCTTTTATTAGCTTTATAGGTGAATGTAAGATTGAACTATGCTGTTTTACTTCAACAGTAGTCATTCCTTCCTTATCTAGTCTTTGAGCTATTGCTCTTGCATTCCTAATATCATATCCAAATTGAATTACATTACAATTAAACTTCTCTTCAACTTCAAGAATAAGATCTATAATAAATTCATAGGATATTACTGTATCTCCACACCCATAACAATTTCCTTTTTTAATAAATGCTTTATAATCAACTTTTTCCTTAAAGCTTTTAATTTCTATTTTGTCCTGTGGAATTATAGCAAATACCTCGCTAAGTATCTCATCATTATCAGAATCATATGCTAACATAGCTAATGCAGTATTATCATCAGTTTCAGCTACATCTAATCCTAAATATACATCTCTTCCAGTCCAATCTATATCTTCAACTTCACATGCTTTAATTTGTTCCTCAGTTACATACTCTTCCCCACAATTTTCTGGTACAAAATGATTCATAGATTTAGTTAAATACTCTTCCTGTTCATCTTCTTTAATTCTAGCTTTCTCTCTATCTTCTCTAATTAACTGATAGTTTTCTTCAATTCTTAAAGGATTAGCTTGATATAAACCTATGTCATTCCAAAGATTTTCTTCATATGCATAATAAATAAGTGCAAACATCCTTCTATCTTTAACACTACCTTTTAAAACTTTTCTTATATACTCTAAATCCTCTAACATTATAGAGTTATCTATTGCATATGCAGTTGTAGTTCTAAATAATAATGGATTTATAACATTCCTTTGTCCTGATTTCATAGCATTAAAATTACTATTTTCTTTAAAATTAGCATGTTCATCACTAACAAAGGCTGATGGTCTTATAGAGTTATTCTTACCAGCTTCTGCAACCCTTGGTTCAAAGAAACTTTCAGTTAATTTACACTTTATTACACCAGTTTTTGTTTGAGAAATTTTAAATCTCTTTTTTAGTAGTGGACTAGCATTTATTATTTGACTCATAGCTTTTTTAATTTCTGATGCTAATTCTTTAGTAAGACATATAGAATAAAACTCACTAAACTGTTGCTCTGTAAGCATAAGTAATATAAATACTATAGCTATAAGTGCAGTTTTAGCATTTTTTCTAGCTATATAAAGAGTTGCTTCCCTATACCTAAACTTTTTTCTATTATTTTTATATCTCCAACCAAAAATATTAGCTAAAAAAAAGCATTGAAAATCAGCTAAGTTTTCCAATACCTCTTTACCTTCTACATGTCCAGTTGCAAAATTCATAAGTTTAAGTATATTATTTATTCTTAACAATCTTTTTTCATCAAATATAAATTCAAAATCCTCTTCAAATTGATTTTCATAATAATCATCTAAAAAGATTTCGCATTGTGCTTCAACTTCCCAAGTAGTTATTTCTTTACCTGATAGTACATTCTCAGCATATCTTATAGCTCTATCTAATAATATCAATCATCATCACCAGCTAAAGCTTGTAATAAAGGATCTTGACTATCTTCTTTAGCTTGTAAATTAATATTACTAATTTTAGCTCTGGATTGAGGACTTAACGATAATTCATTGCAGCATCTATAGAAATCTGCATCATAAAGTTTTTTAGAACTTATAAAATCTTTATTGAATATTAACCCTGGTCTTTTATTTGCTTTCTTCTCTAACTCCTGGAGTCTATCAATAGCAATAGAACACTTAGCTAAGATATAAACATCTAAATTCCCTAATATTTCACTAGCTTTAAGCTCTGACTTTATATAGTTAAATAATAGTTTTTGATTATCAGTTAAATAATCAGGTGCTATAAGATTATCATCATTCCCTTTTAATGTATCTTCAAACTCTGCTCTTGCTTCAAGCTCTTCTTTAGTCTGAGAACATTCAGTTAAAACCTTAGCACTTTTACAAGGCCTAGCCATATTATCAATCCTTTCTATTAATAATTACTAGGTATTGACCATTCTGCAACTAATCTTTTTGGTAATTTACTTTGAGTAACAACTATTGAAGGTTCTGAATAAATTATTTCAGTTTCATTTGTTTCTTCATTAACTAACATAAGCCATGTTGCATTAGTTGTTTCACTTGAAAATAATCCATTTGGATCTGATTGTGGTATAGTATACGGATTTCTTGCTCCATACTCTCCTCCATCTACAGTATCCATTTTTTCAGGATTAGTATATTGGGTAGTGTATGGTAATCCAAATCCTATACATCTTCCTAAATACACAAACTTTCCATCTAAATTAGTTGTATATGCATATGTAGTTAGTTGAGGATTATCTCTTAATTCCCAAATTTTTTTTGCCATATCTTTTTCAAAGAAATTTACTATATTAGGCATACCTAATTGTCTATTTGATTCTTCAAGTATTTGTTCTTGCTTAGAATTTATACTTTTTTGTGTTCCAACATCATTAGCTGATGCACTTTCTCCTCCGCATCCAATAAATGTACCTGTTAAAGCTATCAAAAGTAGTCCGAAAACAAATTTCTTTTTCATTTTTAAATTCTCCCCTCTCTAATATCACTTAAAAATTTATATAATGTTTGATTTTCTATTAAATTGATATCAAAGTTACTAAACTTACTATCTATGAATTTTTTAATTTGTTCCTTTTCTTCTTTTGTTTCTGCAACATCATATTCCCTCTTGTATTCAGATAATGAATTTATCATTCCCTCTACATATGAAGAACTTTCTTTAAACTTTTCTCTTTGTATACTTACTCTTTCTTTTCCTATAGTTTTATCATATATATTTTCAACTTTACCTGCTCCGAAAGTTAAACCAACTAAACCAACAATAGCTACTCCTGCTAAAGCTATTCCTCCTAAAATTTCACCTATTTTTTTCATATATAATTCCTTTCAAATTTTAAAATTTCATTTTACAGAAAAAATTTTTATTACTGAGGGCTGTTAACTAGAGATTTTTTTATTTTTTTAAGTCTAATAAGTAGGGGGGGATATTAAACCTTGAAGTATCTTTATATATTTAGGATTATCTTCAACTAATTCATGATG